TTCCGATTCCCGGTTCGCCGACTCCCGCTTCGTCTTCAGTGCCGAAAACCTCGAACGCCGAGCCCGGAACCTCATGATGCAACATATCATTGTCAAGCCCTCCGTCGAAACCTCCCACGACCGGGACTTCATCGAACAGCTCACCCAAGAACTCATCAAGGCCAAGGCGGCCATCGACGAATGTTTGTATTACGAGATGCCCCCCCTCCCCCAAGACGACGACACCTTCTCCGTCGTCCCTTACCGGCATATTGACCAGTAAGTGGTCCCCGCCCGAATCCCCGAAACAAAATAAACCCTCCATATATAGATATAGAAACCCACCCCACCCCATGGCCAAAATCCAGAATGTGTTGTATTATAGCTATGTCCGGCCGTACCAGCGTCTCATCGTGATTATCTGCCTGCTCGCCCTGTTTATCGGAGTCGGTATTTACCTGTACCGTACGTATGTCCCGGGGGCTTTAGCTTCCGTGGGTGGTAAGAACGTCGCCAACACCCCCATCCGCACGGCCGAAGGGGCGACGGGGTCGTCGGGAACCCTCGACGTCATGTTTTTCAACGTGGACTGGTGCCCCCACTGTGTCAAGGCCAAGCCGGCCTGGACCGCCTTTGTCCAGAAGTACGATGGTCAGGTGGTCAAGGGGTACCAAGTGACGTGTATCGGAGGTAAGGAAGGGGTCAACTGCACGAACTCGGACGACCCCCAGGTGAAGAAGCTCGTGGCCCAATACCAGATTCAAGGCTACCCCACCCTCAAGTTCATCCAGAACGGGACGACGGTGGACTTTGATGCCAAGATTACCCCCGAGAACATGGACGATTTCATGCAGAAGCTCTAAGGGCAAGGGCCCATCAAGAACCTGTCCGCACAGGTCACCCCATACGCAATCATCTGGGCACGTTCTTCCGCCGAGTTCACCATCGAGACGATATCGCTGGCCGGCTTGAAATTCGGGTAGATACGTAGTTCGTGGACCGGGGGGCGAGCCGGCCCGTCCCCCGCCGTGGCCCGGCCGTCCCGGAGTAACCCGGTAATCTTGTAGACCAAGATCGACAAGATCACATAGATGTATTCCAAGAGGTTCAGCCCGTCGTTGGACAATTTACGCATATAGTCTCGGTCGTAGAGGTTGAACCCCAAGATGGAGTATGGCTCACCCTCCACCCCCACCGAAACGGGCTCGGCTCCCACCTCGGCTCCCATCTCGGCCCCCACCCCCATACATCGTTGAAGACAATAGTCCACCGGGTAGTTGGCCAAAAACCCCCCGTCGGTGTACCATTCGTAGCGGGGTTCCTCCACACCTTCCCCCCGAGGGATGTATAGGGGTTGAAAGAACGGGGGCAAGCAGGCCGACGCGTAGACGGTGTCCAAGACCCGCCACTCCGGGTGTGTCCGGTACGATAAATCCATGAGTTCGAAATCGTGCACCCGTATGGCAAAGAAATGGTGCTCCACCCCGGTCGCCGTATGAAACTCCGCCAAGGTCAACGTATCGATGTCCAGATCTTTGGCACGAAACAAGGGTTCCAAGATACCCCGCACGATTTCGATCCCAAACAGCCCCCGCTTCTGGTAACACTGAATGAACGTATTGAGTGAAAAGTTGAAGACCTCTTGCCAAGGCCGCTTGATGAAATAATTGTCCAAGACCTCCCACTCGTAGTTCAAGGCCACGATGGCCGACAGAATGGACCCGACCGAGGTGGCGTACATGGTCTCGATCCGCCGGGTGTCCACCACCCCCACCTCACTCAGACGCTTGAGGGCCCCGTAAAACGCGAACCCGTAGATGATACCCCCGGAAAACACCAGGTGACGTACCGGTGCCCCCGAGATGTCAATCGCCCCCGAGCCCGGGTCCCCGACCCCTTCCATGTCCGATACCTTGTCCCCTTCCATGTCCTCTTCCATGCCCAATAGTCCACTACCCTCCATGTAGTGGACTATGTCTAGGTGGTTTTCGCCCCCCGAGCCCGAGGGGGTCAAAGTAGGGCTCGGCGCCCACCCTCTCGGTTCAGACCCACCCCCCAACCCTACTTGAACGTAATCTTCTTCTCCAACTTTTCTAAAATTTCGGGGTTGTAGACCATACCCGAAGGTTTGTATTGCCCAATAGGAGTGTATTGCTTCTTGGTCGCCCCTCCGGCCCCCGCATTCGCGGCCGTGTTCCGGTTCAAGATGGTTTGGGTGGCGTCCGTGTCTTCTTCCTCCTCCCCCGCCGCCGTGGCTCGGGTGTCCCCCACCACCTGCCCCTTCTCATTAATAATCTTACCCGTCTTTTTCTTGATTTCGTTCCGTACATAGCTCGGTATCCACTGCTCCCACGAGACAAACAGTGAATGGGGGTGTACATATCGGACATAAAACCCATTGTCCACCAGTTTGGATACAATATACGCAATACAATCCGCCTGGTTGTAGGTCGGCTCCCCGAACAAGAACTCCGGCACCAAGAACCAGATGAATTTTTCGGTGCGTTTCATCCGGGTCGTGGTCTGAATCCGCTTATGTACCCGGCCGAGTATCTTATTGAACAAGGACAGTTGTTTCAGGTCCCGCTGCATGTTTTTTTCGTACAGGTCATCGATATTGATCTTGGAGGTGGCCTCTTCCTCATCGATAAATAAAATATTGGACATGGGCCCCACACACACGGCCACCGCACGGGTCTATATCCACGGACTATATTCCCCATACAGATATTGTGAACCCCGGTGAGACGCACCGCCCCCGCCCCGTCCCCTCCACCTCACGAAGACCGTTCACTCTTACCCTCACCACGATGGTCACCACGATGTTCATGGTCATGGTCCTCGTCCTCGTCTGGTAACACGGTTACTTCCATCAAATACAGCATCTTACGGATAAAGAAAAACGGAAAGTTCGGGTCAATCAACTCGTCTTGGGGGGTCGTCCCAAACCAAACCCCCGTAAACAACGGGATATAGCACACCGCATCCTTCAGGTCTTGGGTATATTCCTTCCAAGAATAGTTTTTGACCCCGTACTCCATCAGTTTCTGGTAATAGTACAACATCGCCAGTTTGAACACCCGGTGTAACACCCCGATATCAAAACTCTCCAAGATGAAAAAGACCAAGTCCTGGGCCCCCTTTCCGACCCCACAGTGCTGCCAGTCCAAGAAATATGGCTCATCTCCACGGAGCCTCCGGTCATAGAAAATATTGGGTGATTTGATGTCCCCGTGGATGACCGTGAGGTGCGCCCCCCGGCCCAGTCGTTCCTGAATATGGGTAAAATTGGTCACCACACTGTCACATAACCAGGTCTGGGAGGGTGGGACCATCTTCCCCCACTTCTCCCGAAAGGTCGGGTATTTCTCCCGGATAAAGGTCTCGAAAAAGGGGCAAAACGTGGGGTCCATCGGAGTTTTCAGGCCCGGGAACCGGGCCACCACATCCTTCCCCCAGAACCGGCTGTGCATCCGGGCCATCCGGGCGATGACCACGAGGGTCAAATCGATGGGCTCCCTGTTCAAATTCAGGTTCAGGACCATCCCCTGGGTCGCCAGGTTTTCCAAGACGATCCCTTCGACCTCTCCCGTGTCGTTCTCGACCAAGGTGATGAACTTGGGTACCTTGACCAGGTGGGGCGCGACATGGGGCGCCACCTCTCGGTAAAAATAGTATTCACGTTGGTAGAGGTCGAGCCGACGGGCCATCCGGGCCAGGTTGTTGGTTTCGCTCCCCGTCCCCGCCCCCGCCCCCGACTTGGTCTCATATTTATACACATAATGGTGTACCACATCGTCCGTATCCGTCGCCTCGAACTGGACCACATCCGCAATGAACCCCCCCTTGAGTTTATCGGTATCCACCACTACCTTGACCACCCCCTTGTCCCGGAGGGCGGCCAACAGACGCCGGGTCAGCTGGTCCACCATCGACTCCGACCCCTCGAGCCATCGGTCCACCCGTAATCCGGTATAGTCCCGAATCGTCGTCGTCACCCGGCACCGACGGAGTTCAGAGGCCGTATAGATGGTCTCCACCCCCACGAGCCGGTAGGGATGCACCGACTGGGCACTCAGAATACCCGCCTTGGAATCTTCAAATATTGTACATTCTTGGCTCGTCGCCCCGAAACGCTTCATGGCTCGCTTGTATGGTTCCGGATGAGGCTTGCCCTGGGTACAGTCGTCACTCGCCACAATAAATGCAAAGAAATCCGCGATACCCACCTCCTCCAAGATGGCCTCGGCCACCCGGTGGTTACAGTTGGTAACAATACACATCGGATACCCCACCTCCCGTACGGACTCCAAGAAGGGTACCACCCCGTCAATGAGTCGAATTTGGCCGAGATGCTCCAAGAAGAGACGGTCTTTGAGTTCAGACAACTCGGCCACATTGACATCCAGATGACACAAAAGGGTCGAGGCCACCTGCCGGTCGTTGTTCCCCTGGATATACGTGGCATAAATCTCCGGGGTCAAGACGAGATGATAGCGTTCCAGGATCTGTTGCCATACCGTGTGATAGATGGTATCGGTCAACACCAAGGTACCATCCAGGTCAAATAAAAAATAATGGGAACGGGAGGACGGTTCCGACATGATCGAAAATGATGAAGAACGTGACGACATGACGACCCGTGACAATACCTATATCAAATATCTATACTATGACGTCACCATATCTTTATATCCTGATTATTTACCCCGAGGTGTCCGTGCCCCCCTCCGTCGGCCCCACCACCACCCCGGTCTCGGTCGTCTTCTCCCCCTCCTGTACCAGGTTCGGAAGAGAGAATTGGCACCGTACCTGGGGAGCCAAGGACAGGTAAAAGTTCCACCAGGTCACATCCATAAAGGGGAACTCCACGTCGAACCCCATCTTCCGAAAGGGGGTCACCACCCGAGGAATGAGGTATAATGCCCCCAGGGTCGTCACCACCTGACGGAGGTTGGCATCGTAGGCAATGTCCCCTCCACTGGACCCCGAGACATCCCGCACCTCCCGTTTCAACACCTCATCCGCGGCCAGGGCCCCCGAAGATACGAAGACTCGGACCTTCGGAGGGGGCGAATCCCCTTCCCCTTCCCCTTCCCCTTCCCCTTCCCCTTCCATATACGGTCGAATCCCCGTCATGACCCGGTCGACCCATCCCTCCCCATCGGTTCCCATACCGCCATCGACCTTCACCACCTGGATATGGGAATCCTG